CAAGGTTTTAACCGCCTTGAATCTGCACTCATAAGCTAGAGTGACGATATATTTTTCAATATATAACAATGTTGAATTATAGGATATTGGAAATATCCCAAGTTTCCCGAGATTTGTCAAGGAAGTCTAAGAAGAAGAAAGGTCCGAAAACACCGATCTTCCTCGTCGACCCTTCTGACCCATGTACACATGTGATCAGACAAGACGAACTCGAAAAGGTTATTGACTGTTGTTCAGTCATTTTTGACATCCTCTATGTCAATGGTCTAACCAGACCAAGTCCTCACTGCTCGAAAGAATATAATTTAAAATTAAGCAAAGCAAAGGACAAACTTATCAATCTTTGGATAAGCTATGTAGGGAGGGCCGGAGTTGATTCTTGGAAAAATCTTTTCAAGTATAAAATTACAGCTTTCTTTTCTCAAGCTTTCCAGCAAGATATACCACCCCCACCAAAAGACCTCGATAATGATCTTCTTTTGAATCCGAAATGTATTGTAGTAGGATTCCCTTATCGTTGGTTATGGAGTCAGAAGGTTAAAAATCCGACTCTATATAAGGATATTGCTCTTTCCTATTTGCAATCCAAGAAGGGGGCTCCACCAGTCAGTGAAGACTCGATCCTCTCTGCGAGAGAGACGACATGGCTCCAATTAACCTCGGAACCCGAAAAGGTTCCTACCTATGCCGTGACCCGTACGGGTGTCCTTGATTGGGAAAGAAGAGTAGTACCACCCACTTTTGTAAAATTAGAACCATCTATTTTTGGTGAAGACTGCGAAGTTTTGAGACTAAGAGATCTTCAAAAAGGTGTGGATTGGGAAACCGGTGAACCTCGAGAATTTAAGGACTTCTCAATTCTAGATAAGGAATGGGTAAAGGGTCAGTTGCGTCGAACTGTCAATGAAATCTTTGGACGGAAATCATTGAAAGTTGACGACATATACAAACCATTCTTCCCATCTACTTCTGCCAATTACTATTATGGTAGGAATGAGATGGGGGCTGTTTCCGCATTGTACGATGTGTATGATGGTTTTGGAAATAAGTCACCTGGGATTGATATCGTCCTTGGTACTGGAAAATTAAATTCTCGGTTACCAGAGGAGTATGGTGCTAAAGGAATTCAGGAAGCCGAAGAAATAGCCCAATTTGAAATGGGTTATGGCTCTGAAGTTAAAAATACTTTAGCAGTCTTGTTTGATGACTCTGTTCTTCAAGAAAATTGGAGGCAAGCATATGATAAACTTTTTGAGCTCGCCCTTGAAGAAGAACCCCTGACAAAAACGGTGGGTTTACCTGAACCCTTAAAGGTCCGGGTCATCACTTGTGGTCCCCCAATTACTTATACGGTTTTAAAACCTTTACAAAAAATTCTTTGGAGAACTCTGAAGAAGTGGGACGTTTTTAGATTGATAGGCGAACCGATTAGTGCCGACTTCATGATGAAGCGGATTGGACGCTTAGAGGAGAATGAAGAGTATCTTTCTGGTGATTACAAAGCTAGTACTGATTATCTTCATTCATGGGTTTCGGAATGCCTCAATCAAGCAATCTTCGAAAATTATAAGTGGAATAATAGGGAGTTAAGTTTGGTTTTTCTGAATCAATTAGAGAAACTAACTGAACGAGCTCTCACTCACCATTTGATAGAAGATCCAGAGGATCCAACCATTAAAAAGGAGCAAAAGGAGGGTCAATTAATGGGCTCTATTGTTTCCTTCCCATTCCTATGTTTGGCTAATGCAGCACTTTGTCGTGCATCGCTAGAAATAGCGAACGGAAAGACTTATACACTTTCCGAGGCACCATTAGCTTGTAACGGAGATGATTGTATACTCCGAGGTTTGAAAGGGAGGATTCGTCCGATTTGGGAGCATGTGTGCTCACTCGGTGGACTTCATAGCTCGGTAGGAAAAACCTACTTTTCATCCGAATTTATGGTCATGAACTCTGTTCATTTTGACTATGACGGAAGAGCAGAAACAGATTTCCTTGTTGAACGGAAATTTGTTAATATGGGACTTGTCTATGGCAAGTCGAAGTCCGGAGTCGCTGGCAAATCACTGCACCAGCTCGGAACCATTAACAGGGCTTTGAAACGCACCTGTCCTCCAGAATCCTTCTCAAGAGCTAATGAACTCTTTATCAAATCGCACCGACAGGTTTTGGAAAATTGTGGTTTACCATGGTTTTTGCCGGAATGGCTGGGTGGATTAGGTTTAGTATGTGATGGTGAGAGAAGGAAGAAGAAAGCAAAGTGGGATCTGGTTCTTGCCGGATCCATAAGGAGATCAATTGGAGATCCATTAGCTCCCCATAAAGAGAAGCCCCAAAATTTCAAGGGCATGGAGGAGTGGCTTATGCATAAGCTAGTTATGACTGAGTTCCGTGATAACTGGGCCTTTACCGGACCAGCATCCTTCGTCAATATCGAAGTTGAAGGAACCGAGCGAACTTTGGAATCTCAATGGACTGATTTTTATACGTCCTCTGTTGTAGATCTCTTATTCACTAAGAAATGTGAATATCCTCAGATTCATGATGGTCTTAAAGACCTTGGATATGGTCCCTACAAGGAATCACCGGTACATAAGGATCGCATGATCGCCGGCCTTGAGATGTTCGAAATGAACGAACGTAACCTCAGACATAATCAAATTGTGATGAAAATTCATGATGCACGATTACGGTCTGACCTAAATGGATATCCTTTTATTAAAGGGAATTACCCAGAATCTTTTGAGGAGATTGCTTTCGAAAAGAGGGAGTCGTACTACCCTCTTTTCAACATCCGAAATTAGCTCCCGGATGATAAGTCCCTATTGGGCCAGGACATGGTCGAGTCCTGTAACTCGTTGATACGTTCTATACTGCTGGAATAAATGCATTATCAGCCCTTTCTAGAATTCGGATCTAATAGGGTGGCAGAAGCTTAAGGTGGAAGATTAATATATTCTTCGATGGTGAGATTCCATCTTGATACCTGCTACTAGCCTGTTATTGGTTCTAGATATTGTGTTGATCTGTGAGACAGATCCTAGCGGTTAGCCCGAGTAATATCAACCTCAT